TAGACAAGCTTAAAGAGCCGTCCGGTCCAGCCGCTGAGCGTGGTACAACTATACATAGTGAGTTTGAGAAAGCAATTCTTGAACTACCTTTGCTTGATGAGTCACGTACATGGTGGTTAGACTATATTAACGAGCTTAAAGCTAAACGAGCAATGCCGGAATACAAATTTGGTATTACTAAGAATGGCACAGCTTGTGACTATAGCTCTGATGAAGCAGTGTTTAGAGGCATTATTGATGTGCTATGCATTAATGATAAGACAGCATTTGTATCGGACTGGAAAACAGGTAAAGAGCGTGATTACTCTGACCAACTTAAAGTCTATGCAACTGTTATATTTCTTATTTTTCCGCATGTTGACAATGTGGTTACACAAATTGACTACATAGACCATAACAAGCATGCACCGGATAAAACATACACAAGAAGTCAACTTACACAATTATGCGCAGAGCTAGATTTTAGAATTGAGCAAATTGCTAATGACACACTTTACATACCTAATCCATCCGGCTTGTGTAAGTTTTGTTATTTTAGGAAAGCTAATGGAGGGCCTTGTAAATGGTAACTAAAGTTCTTGAACGGCATCTTGAAACATTCTTTAGTAAAGAGTGTAAACGACTAGGCTTAGCCAATATCAAATTACATTTAAAGTTCTCAACCGGTTGGCCTGATCGGATTGTGATTATTAACCGTAAAGTGATTTGGGTAGAGCTTAAGACACCGACTGGAAAGCTATCGGCTAGACAAGAGGTTGTGCATCAGACATTAAAAGACTTAAAACATATTATCTTAGTACTAAGAACAAAAGAGGAAATAACAAATGCATTGGAATCCGCATCAATATCAACAAAACGCCGTGAAGTTCCTAATAGAAAACGGCTCGGGACAGTTATGGTTGGATCCGGGTCTAGGGAAAACAAGTATCACATTGGAGTCTTTGAAGATTCTGAAGAAAGCCGGGGCAGCGAATAAAGTTTTAATTGTTGCGCCTTTAAGACCTGCTTATGCAGTTTGGACTGAAGAGATTAAAAAGTGGGATAACTTTAATGAGCTCACTATTAGTATTATTCATGGGCCTAAGAAAGAACATAGGTTTGCCAACAATGACTTTATTCATGTAACTAATTTTGAGACGCTTGGTTGGATCTCAAAGCAATTAGCAAACCATAAAAAGGGTTTTCCTTATGATGTGTTGATTGTGGATGAGATTAGCTATTTAAAAAATACAAGAACCGAGCGGTTTAAAGCATTAGCTACGATGTTGGATAAATTTAAACGACGCTTTGGGTTAACAGGGTCACCTGCACCAAATAGTTTGTTGGATGTGTTTGGACCACAGTTAGTAATTGACCGTGGTGCAACTTTTGGTAAGTACATTACTCATTTTAGAACAAATTATTTTTATCAAACCGGCTATGGCGGCTATACATGGGCTTTAAAGACAGGGGCTGAAGAGAGAATTCACGAGGCTCTTGCAGATAAAGTACTACGAATGAAGGCTGAAGACTATTTAGACATGCCTGAGTTAATAGTCAATAAAGTGTATATAGAGCTGCCTAAAGCAATTAATATGATTTATCGAGAATTTGAGAGTAAATTGTTAATTGATCTTGAAGATGGCAGAGTTACAGCATCAACAGCTGCAGTCTCTATTGGTAAATGTCAACAAATAGCAAATGGGGCAATCTATGTCGATGGCACTGAAAAAGAAACTAAAAATCTACATGATGAGAAAATATCTGCGGTTGAGGAAATTGTGGAGGGGCTTAATGGCAAACCGTGCCTCATAGGCTATCATTTTAAGCATGATCTAATAAGGCTTAAAAAGAAATTTCCAGATGCCCCTGTGATTGGTTCTGGTGTGTCTGGTGATGCTATGAATGACATCATAGATGATTGGAATAAAGGGTTAACACCGGTGTTGCTGGCTCACCCACAGTCGGCAGGGCATGGGTTGAACTTACAAGGTTCAGGGCATGCAGTCATTTGGTTTAGCAATACGTGGTCTCTCGAGATCTATGATCAGTTTATTCGTCGGCTTTGGAGACAAGGTCAAAAGAATAATATCGTGGTTCATCAGATCATTGCAAAAGACACGATCGATGAGGCCATTGTGGCAGCTGTAGAGAGTAAAGACAAAACTCAACAATCTTTAATGAATGCAATTAAAGATTATGCAAATAGATATGTATAATGTGTACTTTAGTAAATAACAAAAGGAAAGGAAATGATCATGCAAACAATTAACAACAAACCCCATGTGTATATAGCTTCACCATTCTTTAATCCTGCACAGATTGAAGTTGTTGAGACTATTAAGCATCATTTGAAGCTTCATGATTTAACATACTTTAGTCCTAAGGATGATTGTATGTTTGACCCAAAGACAATGATACCTGAGCATGTATTGGCAGTGAATATACAGGCTTTGTATAACACTGACTTAGTTGTTGTAGTGACTGACGGTAAAGATCCAGGCACATTATTTGAAGCTGGTTGGTCATACGCCAATAATTTGCCAATTATTTATATGTGGTTGGATGGTAAGCCAGGCCAGAAGTTTAATTTAGTGCTTGCATCCACAGGGTCCATAGTCCGTAGCTTTGGACAACTTGACCAAGCATTAGAGGATATTACAAAGTCCGGTGTGTTTAAGCGTAAAAACTGGTCCGAGGAGACTATTGACTATGAATAAAGGAAAAACACATGAAAGTATTAATGCTTTGTTTGCTTTTATCAGGTTGTGGGCCAAGCTGTGAGGAGCAAGGAGGGGTATTAATTCAACAAGGGTACTATTATGTTTGGCAACCAATTGATGCATCCAAAGGAATTGGTTATATGCAAGAGTACCCAAATTATGTTTGTAAAAAGGAAAGAACACATGAATGAAGTTTTAATATCTGGATTTGGCGTTTCTCATAAAGGAGTCGGATTAAATGTAAACACGACACATGACGGAAGCACCATCACGTTCACTTCAGGAGATATCATCAAAGATATTTTGACTGACCCTAGAATAACGGATAACGGCAAATCAGTTGGTGAGCGTAATATTGAATGGTTGCATGAAAAGTTGGATGATTGGATTAAGAAACATTTGGAGAAAACGCATGAATAAACAACTTCAACAATTTTTTCTTAATAGTTACTCATTGGAGCATACCAAACGTTACAGCATGAAGCCTGTAATTCATCAAGAGAGCGTAGCTAGTCATAGCTTCTTTGTGGCTCTTGGTGTATTGCTCATGGCTAATGACTATAGGTTTGACGTAGACCGAGCTATTAAGATTGCTATTTGCCATGATCTTGCAGAGATGGAAATATCTGATGTAAACCATTTGGTTAAAAAGAACTTTCCTATGGTTGCACAAGCTTTAAAAGAAGCTGAAGAACAAATAGTAAAGAGGTTTCCTTTAGAGGTTGCCGATTATTGCAACATGTACCATGATGGCTCAGTTGAGTCTATGGTCGTACATTATGCAGACGCTCTCCAATGCCGCCAGTATTCTAAGAACGAGCTTAACATGGGTAATGGTGGTTATATGGAGGACGTTTACATCAACAGTGGTAGACGTCTACTTGAACTTGAGGAAAAACTTAAACCGTATAAGGTGAAGCCATGAAAATGATAGACGAAGTTCTGCAAGACCGCCAAGAGGTCTACGGTGATTTTTTTGAGGGTATAACATGTGAAGCACAAATCCTTGAAATAATAAAAGGTAGGTATTTTGATCAGTACAAACTGCCATTACCACCTATCTACTATTTATTCTTTTCAAAGATTGTTATGAAATTATCTAGATTGGCGGTTTCACCCGACCATGTGGATAGTTGGACAGACATTGCAGGTTATGCCAGGTTAGTAGAGTTACATTTAAACAAAGTTAAACAAGGAGTTAGATATGCCAAAAGTGAACAAGAATCAGATGCCGCACCTACAAAAGATGCATACGCAACTAAAGTTCGGAAACAAACCCGGACCAGTTCAGTTCGTAAACCAGCTAGAAAACATTGATGTACAAATAGTCCATGCACCGACTATTCCAGAGTTTAGGAAGACCATATCAGTCTTCTTAATGAACACATGGAATGATAAGATCCAATGGGAGTTCCCTGAGGATGACATTGACCAAACCATTGATGAACTATTCAGGTATGAATTACTACCCACGGCGATGGAGACGATCAATCTGACATGGTCCGTGAATGGCATCGACATGATAGATACAACACATCTGATCAGACATAGACTATTTAGCTTTGCAGCTCAAGTACATGGTGATCGTGATATGCGTGACGACCGTGTAATGGTTAAACCCTCAATAATGGCAAACCCGGAGTTCTATGAACGATATAAGACAATTACTACAATGGCTAGAGACTTGTATGTTGACATGCTTGACAGTGGTTGCGTTCATGGGCTTGATACTCGTACTATCATGCCTAGGAATTTTGAGCATTTTTACATGGTTCGTTGCACAATTAAAGACCTTATCGGGTACTGTATTATGCGAGGTGATGAACAAATTCAAACAACCGTAGACAACATTATTGCTATGAAGCTATGGCTAGAGGTTCTTAAGAAATATCCGTTCTTGAAGGGATTGGTTGACTTTAGAAAGCCTGATGCTTTTTATCAACGTCAATCTGCCAAAGGCAAGACAAACATTTTCCCACCAAATGCAAAGAATGATAATTTTGACTGGTGTGAAGAGCAGTTCTACCACAACAAAGGCAGAGATGAATATGCTGGCAGTGAAACCTACTTAAAAATTAGGGAAGACCTGCTTAACCAAATTGATGCAATAGAGAAGAAACACCGATGAACCATTGGAAAGAAACCTATAAACAACTAAAGGAGCTTACACTGAAGGAGCGTAAGTTCCTTTTTAAGGAGTTTGTGTCATACAACCCTAATTGGCACTCTGAAACAATTAAGATGCTATCCTTAGTTGTTGTTTACTTACACCGTCAAGTTGACGTGTGTGAAGAGTACAAGGTTAAAAAGCAAGCACTTAACCGAGCGGTTAGATACTATAAACTATATTTGAAAGACGTACTATGATCAACCCAATGGTTCAGCAAACATACCAAGAGTGGCTTGATTTGCTTAAGAAAACTAATAATGAGGATCTATTAAAGGACCCTTACAATATCTGGATTGAAGCATTTCACGTAGGGACTATCCTAGCACAGAATCCTAGGGGTTTAGTGCCTTATATCCTTGATAAGCCAAGCCAGGGGCAGAAACCAGTGCACCTGCAACTCGTGCATAAGGATGAGGAATAGATAACAATGCACCGCCTACACCAGTTGACAGATGTGCTGCCATTTCTGGATAGTCTTGTTTCTCATAGTCTTGGTATGCTTGATAAAGATCATGCCCAGCAAGTGCACCACCTGCTATACCAAGTGCAGGAATTTTTCCAATTGCTGTACCCACTTTTGCAAGGAATGGTGACGACGATTTAAGACCTTCAAGAAGGTCGGCTGCTTCTGCTGCTTTTTCAGTGGCTCTTGTAGCTGCTGTCTTTGTTGTCTGTGCAATAGGTGATTTAGCAACATGCTTTTCAAGAGCCATTTGTGCTTTGTTAAGACGAGTCACAGACTCAGCATGAGCAGATTTAGCTTTGGCAAGAGCATCATGTGCTTCAAGTTGTGCCGGTGTTAATACAGGAGCTTCAGCATATTCAGACGGAACAATCAAACGACTATTTCTAGAGTAGCCAGGAAGACTACCCATACCTTCAAACTCTTTAACACCTTCAAGACCACGTTGTACCTTGTTACCTGTTCGTATTTCAGACATCTTATTAGTATGTCTCTCGGCTCCAGCCGATAACTTAGGAGGCTCAGGTTCAGCTTCAACAGCTGCTTTAGGTGGTGGATTAGGCTCAATGCCTGTAGACCTTAAATTTTCTTCTGCTTGAGTAAGAGCATCTTTGGTATTGCTATGCAATGACTTTGCCTGGCTTAGTTCATTAGTTAGCTTATCAACTGTTGCACCATGCTGCTTAACTTCATTAAAGATTTGGTCTTGAAGTCTGTTTGCAGCTTTAGACTTAACGTCTGCTTGGACTTGTGCTCTTGTAAAGTCTAATGTTCTAGGCTGTGGAATAGGCAATTTAGACATGCCATAACCAGCAGCTGCACCTGCAACGGCTGCTTCATTTTGTGGCTGAATAACGCCTTGCTCAGTAGACTTTTCAACAGAAGACGTTGCAGTATTATCAGCATTCTCAGAAGCACCGGCTAATCTAGGGTCAATATCTTCTAGTCTTAGTTGTGTACTTGTCTCATTAGCAACTGCAGGATGATCACTTAAAATTGAAGATGCTGGAGCTTGTGGTGGGTTAGCAGGTGTCCCACTGTTAAGGCGTGGATCAATGTCTGAGAATGATAATGTAGTCATTATGGTCTCTTATAAAGTGGTGACTGCTTTATCAACTGATCATACAGCGGTTGGTACTGCTTGATAGTCTCAGTATAGTACGGTGAGCTAAAGAACTTTTGTGGACCTGAAGACTGTCCGTATTGTGTATCATATTGCAATGCTTTGTTGTACAAGGCTTCACGTTGATGATTAACAACCAGTCCATGCTGTGACCAGTACTTAATAGCATCTGCAGTATCTTGAGGTGTTACTAAGCTTGACTTACCAAGCATCATATCGGCATTAGATATGCTAGGGCCTAAAGTTGACTTGTATGCCTTAAACCGCTCTAAGAATTCTTGGTTTAGAAGCGTTGCTAATCTGGCAGCGTCTCTTTGATCTGTATCTTTAAGATTTAGCGATGAAATAAACTTCTCGGTTGGAACACTAATGTTTCCAAACTGACCAAGTGTAACGCCTTCTTGTGCAGCATTTGCAAATGCAGATAACAAACCTTGCTTCTTAAGTAAGCCTGCAACTTGTGGCTTCTCTTTAACAATATCGTGAATTTCTCTAATACGATTATTTGAGCCTTGAATCTTTTCAGGGTCCCACTCATTAATTGCATCTTTCTTTTCTTGCCACAGCTTATCTGCTTTTTCAATCCTTGACTTTGCAACTTCACTTTGCGCTGCCCATGGTAAATTTTCATCAGGGTTTTGCGCAACAACAGTAGCTGCAGGTGCTGCCGTTGGTTGAACAGCTTGTGCAACAGGTGCAGGTGTAGGCGCTACAGGGTCAGCAGGCGCACCATTAAACCTACGTGTAAAGATAGCAGCATCGTCTTTTGTAAAAGGAACGCCATGGCTCAGATTGTTTTGTTTAGTTAAAGCAAGGGCTTCTTCTAAAGTTCTACCGCCTACTCGTTTAACAGGTGCTTCTTGATCAGGCTGTAATTGTGGGTTACGACCTGACATAGGGCTCTTAGCAGGCGCAACATCATTATTAGTTAAAGGTGCAGGAGCTGTATTAGCAACAGGTGGATTAGCAGCAGGTGCAGTACTTTGAGGCTGCATAGAATTAGGTAATGATGAGGGGTTTATGACGGACAGTACTCTATCTTTACCGTATTTACCCATCAAGTCTGCAATGCTTGCGCCAGCTTTACGATCTTCAGTTACTGCCTGATTAGTCTTAAGCTCCATATCAAACACGTTTTTAGCAATTGAGCCAACCTTAGGCGATAAGTACTCAGCTGTTGCCATAATCTCTGGTGTAATTCTAGATATAGCGCCAGGTGGTAATGTGCCATTAGACAGTTGAGTTGATAATGTCTTAGGGTCTGTTCCTATAGCACCTGCAAGCACTTCAAGCGCTTTACCCTCATTTTTAATCTGATAGGTTTGACCTGCAAGCTGTGCTCTCATCATTGCAATAGTAGGCTCTTGTTCTTCTTGCTTTTCTTGCTGTTTGCCTACTTCAGTAGCTGTTCTACCAATAGCTTCACCGGCATTGCCTGTTCTACCTGGGTCAAATAATTGACCAGCAATTGAAAACCAATTAGTCTTATTTCTATTGTCTAATGACGACAGTACTTTTTGTAGCGCTGTTGTGTACTCTCTTTGAGCATCAGGGTCACCTGCAAGCCCTGTAGGTAGTGTCGGAAGTACCGTTGGTAGTGCCATAATTATCCTTTAATCTCTATTCATCGCTAGTTACAGCTACAGGGTTTCCATTAGCATCTACATAGCCACCAGAAGGTGAGTACCAAATAGGTACGCCATTAGAATTTACACCTGCATAGTTAATAGCATTATTAGATGTGTCGGTACCGCTAGTTGAAGAGCCATTTGAACTATTAGACCCAAATAAACTACCAAACATGCCAGGAGTTGCAGCCACATAATTAGCACTACCAGGTGTACCTGATGCAGACGTACCAAATAATTGTTGACCAAGGTTTGTATTACTAATACCTGCAGCCAATGCACCAAGACCAGCCACTTGTTGTAATGGCGATGCTTGGTATGCCCCAGGAATAGGTCCGGTGTACGTACTTGATGTGCTTGTAGGTACTGTATAACCTCTTAAGAGTGCAGACTCATTAGTTAACTGCTGCATCGGGAACAACTGCTGATTTTGTGCAATTGTTTGCTGTTGACCGCCTAATGTGGCTAGTGCATTAACATCACCAAGACCTAAGTTTTGTGTGCTTGTTGCTAAATTACCAAGTTGCTGACTAGCCGCTAATTGATTAGCAGTGTCTTGCTGCATAGCTTGAGCTTGCTGAGCTTGCGTAGCAATGTCAGCATTTGAGATTACTTGTCCAAGAGCTCCAGCACCTCGTGATGAGCCAAACTGACCTGTGCCTACTATGCCAGCAGTTGCTTGAGGTGCTAAGTTCGTAGCAATATTTTGTTGGTTAAGATTGCCTAAAGCTTGCGCTAAGTTTGATTGGCCTACATTAGCCGCTAGCATGGTCGACATATCTAATGCAGGCTGATAATTGCCTACATTCTGAGCTACTTGATTAAATGCTTGCTGTTGTAAAGGTTGTGCCCCCACATATTGAGCATTTGATGCCGCATTAGAACCCTGTGTTGCAAGATTATTAAGATAATCTGTATAGAAACTAGGTGCAGCTGTTGCTTGCTGTTGTGTCGTCGTAATATTAGGAAGTGGTGCACCTTGCGTTATGCTACCACTTGACGATGAGCCAGCAGTCCCTAAGTTAACTGGTGTGGCGTAAGTAGATGAAAGTGCCATAGATTATCCTTGTTTATGCCTTTTCAAAGCTTCTTTCATGTAAGCAAGAGGCGATGCTGCTGGTGGTATTTTATCAACTGGTGCAGATCTCTTATGTTCTCTAAGTGATTCTCTAAAATGATCTAAGAGCTTAGCACCGGCATCAGAACTGCCATTGCCTAAAGCTGCTACAGTATCGGCATCGAACACATATTCGCCATCCGCCAGCATTGCAGGAATGTCGTCAGATTGTCCATCACCTTTACCTTTAACGTAATGGCCAGTGGCTCCTGTAATGAATTCTGGCTTATGCTGGTGACCTCCGTCTTTATTACCTGGAAGGTTGTAATTAGTAGCGCCTAGCATCTTTAACCCAGAGTTCATCATCTGAGTACCTTCTTGCTCATTTTGCTTTTGTGCCCATTTACTTAGAATGTCATTAGTTCCGCCACCTTCTTTAGCAATAGGCAAACCAGCTGAAGGATTAGAACCGCCACTATCACCTAACAATGACTGAACCATTGAAGAATAAGGGTTTTGAGCTGAACTACCTAATGCACCCATACCTGACTGCATCATTGAGTTTGCTTGTGAATCTGATGAACCACCTACAACAGAGTTTAAGATTCTTGGATCCACATTGTTTAATTGTGGATACATTTGTTTTAATTGTGAAATAATCTTAGAATTTGACCCATATACAGGCGCACCTGCTAAGCCTGTACCTGACAAAGTACCAGGAATAGAACCACTTGAAGAAACTGAGCCTGAACCAGAGCTAGTTGAAGTTGTTGTCTGTGGATTGGCTATTTGACCATTTAAAGCAGCTTGCTTAACTTGTGTAGGTGTTAATAAGCTGTTAACAACCTTGCTTGCAACTTGGTTTGCCGCCATGTTTGCAGGGTTAAGAGGGTTTGTAGGCGTAGCAGTTGATTGAGATGCTTGATCAATGACTTGCTGATCAACAGGCGCAGGCGTATATGCAGAACCATCAGGATTGATAGGATTTCCTGATGCATCAGACCAGCCTGAAGGGCTATAAGGGTCTAATTGTACGCCTGGTGCAGGATTATTAGCATTAAATGGGTTCGCATTATATTGTGCAGTTTGAGCTGCTTCATCAGCTGCAGCTTGTGCATCTGTAGTAGTTGCTGCTGCATCTGTAGTTGTTGCAGCTGTATCTGTTGCTGCCGCATCTGTAACCGTTGCATCTGTAGTAGTTGCTGCCGCATCTGTAGCCGCCGCATCAACAGTCCCTACTGTCGTTGCATCTGTAGCCGCCGCAACTGTTGCATCTGTAGCCGCCGCTGCAGCACCTGCATCAATTGCTGCCGCACCGACATCAACTGCCGCTGCTGCCCCTGCGCTTAAATCTACTGCTGCCGCTGTAAAACCCATAATATCACTCCATTACAATGGTATACGTTTTCTCAAAATACTTAGCACCTAGCCTTTCAATGATAGGGCTATAGTCTAAAAATGGCTTCATATGGAATGCAATTCGTTGAGGCTTTCTCTTCTTAATCTCATTCAATGACCATGTAATAAACTTTACGCCTGTCATTCCTTTTCTAAAGTCAGGATGAATAAACAACACATCAGAATTTGCAGTTAAACTCTTTTTGTAGTGTAAATGGTTCATTACAAACCAAATGCTATAGCCAATTAACTTATCATCTTCTCTAATCGTATGAATCTCTAGCTTGTTTTGCGCATACAATCGTTGATATGCTTCTACATCAGGGTCAAGCTCAATTATGTCTGTTCTCTCAGCAATTTCATGAAAGTGAGCATTAAACAAATCCATTGCTTCTTGAGCAAATGGTTGAGGTGCTTCTTTCTGAAATGAGATCATGCTGTACTTTTCTCAATCACTTGTTTATGCAGACTGCCAGAAGGCTCACCTTCCCAGTTAACTGTTACAGAGTTCGGTATACGATCATTCCATTTCTCAAATGAAAAGAATGCACCACCTTCACTCATAGTCTTTAAATTGTGCAACTGATTAGGCTCAAGAATGTCAAACTTACCTAGTAAAAAGTGAACATCAGGTTCATTATCTCTAGGCCTTTGAAACTCAGACAAATCCATTTGCTGATTATCTTTACCAAACACTAAGTTGCCTGTCAAATACATTAACAGAGAATCTACACCCGGGTGACTATGGTAAGGTGATTCTGTGTCTGGCTTAGAAATATACATTTCAACTTGAAATGGGCCATTCCTAAATAAGACAATAGATGCGGCAATGTCTGTAAAAAAGATGCCGTCTAGAAAAGGGGGCCTAATGATCTTCTCTTTAACCCACCACTCCATGAATTCTTTAACTGACCAATTTGTATCTAAGTTCATATTCTTGCCATTAAATGGTATTGCTGAATATTTGAATGAACCATTTTAATACCTGCTGTCTTTAATGCTTCAATCATTTGCTTATTTTGAGTGTTCATATAAATCATTTGAACACCGACTTGTTTTAGTTTCTTTTTAAAATAAGAAATAGCACTAAACATGCTTAGCGCTGAGTCAGCAGATATAAAGTACACAGCAGCTGACATGTTTCCAATTTTCTTATAGTACATCAGACTATCATCATGCTGGATCATAATTTCACCAGGCTGTTGCAACCGCTTATGCGCTTCTATAATTGCAACATTAGGGTCAATACCCACTTGCATTGCTACATGCTTAATAATTTCAGAAGGTTTCATAGTTTATCCGTCAATAGACATAGCACCTACAAAGGCTTTTGCCCATGATTGCCAGTCTTTAAACACTCTTTGATCAGGAACTGCCGAGTTAACAAAGTAACCAATACCTTGTACCCCATCAGCCCATGATCGCCACTTGTCCTCATTTACAAAGCCTAGTTGATTAGAAGCAAATAAGTCACACATTCTTTTGCACCAAGTATCCCATGTATGCCCACGTGGATCATATACAACCATTATGGGTTACCTGTGCTTCTTACATCACCAATATCAGCGCTTAGAATGTTCGAACCACATTCATATGTACCGTTAAAAGTGTTGCTAGTGAATCTTAAGCGCATCTCACGCCTCTGTTCTCTCATGTCGATTTTAAGTGTAGTATTGTCAAAGTAATATGGCTCTGATGCAACATCAATATCATCAGCATAACCCTTACCTAAGACTGTTACTGACATCTGACCATTCATGTTAAAGTCAGGCTCAATTCTTTCTAATCTAATCCAGTTATTCAACCCGGATAATGACTTCTGACCAGGGCCGCCTGTGTTCCAGCCAATAGAGTTAGTCTCAAAGTATGAATTGATGGCATCAACTTGTGTCAGATAAATCTGATCTGTCCCTACTTCATGCTGCCAAATTGTACACTGATTTAGCGTATTAGTTGCATTGCCAGCCCAAATAGGAAACCTAAATACCTCTGAAAACACTCCTGCAGACCTTTGTGCGCCTAGTGCTTGGCCTGCATCATACCAAGTATTCTCACGGATATTATAGATAATTGCATCATTGCACTCTGTAGAACTACCACTTGGGAAAAACCACCAGATCTCACCCCAACGAGGTATTTTAGCAGCCCATACTTTTTGTCGCTGCACATAGTTAACATTGTCAAAGAAGTAGTTAATATTGGTGTTGTTCGGGATTTCTTGAACAACCCCGTTATACATTAAGAATCTATCAACGCCTATCCAGTAGTATATACCATCATATTCAATAGGTGAATTAGATGACAATATAGATGTTTGTGAACTGATAATGTCATACCGCCAGTACAACGTTGATGAACCAACGGTCGTAGGGTTGTAAGACACACGAGTTAGCTGATCAAGTGACCAGAACAATCCAGATGGTGATGTTGTTCCTCCACGAAGAGGTAGACCTTTAACTACTTTTGTGCCTGATATGTTGTTAGCATTTGAGTCGGCTGATACCCAGTTAGTAAAGTCACCAGCAGCACAGTTCTGAATCAGGCCATTGTTCCCATATACAAAAAGGTATGGATAAACCATACAAGCACCGCCAGACACAGAGATCTGATTATCAAATGTGAGCGTATGTGAGCCATTAGAACCACTACCCGACAATGTCACAGTAGTGGTTGAACCTGACACTATAGACGAAATAACTGTTGTTCCTGCAGCTAACCCTCCACCTGTAACCAGTTGGTTAGTATTAATCTTATAATTGGCAGATGAAATAACAAATGATGTTCCTGTCAGCACACCAACCGCAGTAAATACACCTACTGCAGTGAGTGTACCCCCAGGAAATGAACCTGCTAATACATAAGTGTCTACAGTATTGTCTATATCACTAAGATTTTGACCAGGATGAGCAATTACATTTAGTGCGCCTGAACCATTGGCATCATAGCCAATATCAAACTGCCAGAGATTATTAGTATTTGAAACAAAATAATTTGTGTCTAAAGTAATAGGTTCAGGCCCTGAGCCTACGCCATCATCATTATCTGTTTGCCAATATTGGACAGAGTTGCTATAACCAGAATACACATAGTTAATGCCTTGTTGTGACTGCATAACCATGCCACGAGATATTCCAGGTGAATTTAAGAAAATTGCCTTATACCCACCAATCTTACGAGGTCTACCACGCTGAAATCTGACCCATTGCCCATCCACATAAAGTGGTGCATCAAGCCGAGTGCCATCCCGTTGAATCCCAGGTTGTATAGCTAAGGATATGACTTGTGCTGTCAAAATGCTCCTCCAACAACACCCGCAGTCAATTGCCAACCTGAACTAGTGACAATTCCTACGCTTGAACCATTAGCTGTAAAGCCAATTTGATTACTTGCAGGTTGATAAAACCCAGTTACTAAGTTACCTGTAAAGTTAATTGACGGAGATGCTGCTGATCCAGGATTAACAGTAATGCTTGATAAACCGGATGCTATATATGTATTGGCAGAGTAGACATTAGTTCCATCACATGCAATAGTAATTGTCTGATTTTGTGGGACTGCTATAACAGATGCGCCTACAGCAGTTGTCTTAAATGTCAGAGTATATGCGCCTGATGTGCTATTGGTGACAATATACACTTGCACTGTAGAGGGCAGTATGATAATCTGATTGCTAGTAAGTGTGCCAGAATACTCTTGAATTGTATTAGCCGCTTGTGTCGATGTGAGTGTAGTTGTACCACCTGTTACCGTTAAAGCTAGTTGCGTATATGCAAAAGTATTTGACCTGCCATAGCCATATGTGTCAAATCCTGATGACCCATTAGATACAAGTACTAATGACTCACCTAGTTGCAGTTGCTGTGATGAATTGCCGTCAATAGTGTCAGAACCGCCAGGGGAAATAGTTAATATTCCACTACCATTGTTCTTAATCATCACAAACCAGTTGTTACCTACAACCGATGATGAGGGAAGTGAAATAGTGCCAACGCCGCCTGCCCACACAAAGAACGTAGCTCTATTCTGTGCAGATAGCAACAAACCAGAGTACAAAGTAGTGACATTGTATGCTTGATTTAATGTGTTGGCAAGTGCTATTAACCCATACCCTGCAAGTGTTGATGCACTAGCAGATGATGTGCCAGCACCCATTGCAATATTTGCCCAAGTACCATAAGAAGTACTATTATTAGTTAAATAAATATAGTACGTATTAATGCTTGTTGATGGTGTACCAGGTGGTATGTTAATAATGGTTGTACCAGCATTGTCAGTGACTGTAAATGCAATGGAACCAATATTTCTAACAATCACTGCTTGTCCAACAGACACTTGCTGAGCATTTGGCATTAACAGTGACAAACCAGCAGTTGTGGCAGTAACTTCAATAATATTGGCTGCAATAAAAGAAGTATTGCCATTGACTGGCCAAGTCAAATACGTATTAGTAGAGATTGTTAACGACTCATATGCAACCTGCGATGGTGATATGGTCTGTGCTGTAAATGGATCGGTATATGTTGTCATGGTTATGAATCCTGTGCAATGGCTTGACGATCAGCCAGACGAACTTTATCTTCGTTGATAAGAACTTCAATTGCTTCTTTATATTTTTCTTGAAACACTGTTCTTTGATCATTCTTTAAGAATGGCATCATCTGCAAAAGTGTCCCATAGATATATGCATTAGGCGCATTTTGCGTAATCCAATTAGTCTGATTAGTTGAGTCTAATGGCTGAATACGCTCATAATATAAGACTTCAAACGGGTAAGCTTGATCTGGTGCAGGTGATATAAACCAATGATTGTAGTCATAGTCTGCATAATACAAAGGTATACTGTTAGATCCGCCAGTGTTGTAGTTTAATAAGTACTCATACTTACGAAGTAAAACAGGCTGTGGACCGTTTGGTCCAGTTACATTAAATGAGACGGTTTTACGCCACCTTGCAGGCTTAGCTATAACTGGGTTACCAATGGATAAAGTACTCTCAACAACTTTTTGCTGACCAAGCGACTTCATCTGCTGTGCTATTTCAAACTCACATAGTGTAATAGCAACAGGTATTTGATTAACTACTGCAGCATCAGAACGCTCTAAATACTGTTCAATTGTAGTGATCAGATTTGAGTATGTAAGAGCAAATGAATCAGTCATTGCATTATCCTAATGTCGTGCTTAAGAAGACTACCGTTTAATGCAAACTGGCTACAGGTCATATTATATTCACTATACAATAATCTGCTCAGCCTGATGCATAACAACCACTCTTTCTTTTGCACCAAATAAACCGCCATTGATTCTCTCTGTCAGAGCATCATAGTTCTTAGCATCTGCCAGTTGGCTACAGCCATGAGTTGACCAAAACCATCCCCCAATAGGCGCTGCCCACTTAGGCGTCCTTGCCAAGTCAGGATTTCGAACTAAGTCTATACCTAAGGCTTGGCCGGCATGCCAAAAGTTATCGTGCCCTGTCAGTTGACAGATTGCTGAGCCTCTAAATAGCCAACCGTCACCAGAAGCTTCATCCCTGTTGCCCATTCTATTGGCATAGATATGGTTAGCAATCTTCTCTGGCTGATGAGCATACTTCATTGCCTCATCCATTGTTGGAAACCGTTTAGGCCATAGCTGCATTAGAGTCTCTGGTCTATAGTTTAGATTTTCAGACAATGACTTGAAGTGGTTAGATTCATAGCTGAACTGACCAATAAAGCAAGCTTGCTCTTCTTTTGTGACGATCTTAAATCTATCAAATGTCTCATTTAAAGGATCAACCCATACAGCGTCAATTCCTAGTCTATGAAGTTGATCTGCTGTGATCATTTCTTAGCCTTGTTAAATGCGTCTCTTACTTCGTTGTATTTGGCGATGCAGGCGTTAAGGTCTTGGATGGCATTGTCTCCGTCTGTTGTGATGGCGACAATATCTTTAATAGCCTGTCTGTCAGATTGGCTTCCTTTTTCTCCATTTCCAACGGTGGTATCTGTGGTGGAGTGTATGGTACAGCCGGACGAAGGAAGCTGCAACTCGCCAGAGTCAATACGAGCATCAATACTAGTCTGCTTGGTTTTAATATCATCTTTGGCTTTCTTTAGCTGTAAATTAAGTTGACTAAACTTTGTAGCTACTTGCTGTTCTTTTGTGCGAGCTTCTTCATTAAGTCTTGCAATCTCTGCTTGATCTTCTGCAACTCGTTCTTGATAACCTGAATGGTGGGCATAAAAATATACTCCTATAAGTAAAGAGACGATAACAGTCTCAACGATCGGGTTAAATAGACTAAACATTCTTTGTGCTCTCTCTAGCCTGCGCAGTTCTTAGTCTCTCTTCAGGATCTTCAAGCTTAGGCGGACCAA